TGTCAAAGTCATGCCATGACCACAAAACAGCCAAGAAAGACGGCGGATTCGGTAATAAAGAGACCCCCCTCCTTTTTTCTCGTATGAATTACGTACATCGCGTGCGGTCCTATATCTTGAGTATGTCAGCAAAGGCATAAGGGGGTTTTGAGGCATGGGGAAGGGCGGACACAATAAAAAACCGACTCAGGCCAAGATCATCCAGGGAACTTTCCGGAAGGACCGGGGACCGAAGAAAGAGCCGAAGCCGGAAAAGGTTTCCGCGGTCCCCAAGCCGCCGGCATACTTGAGCAAGTACGCCAAGAAGATTTGGAAAGCCCTCGCCGAGGAGCTCGTCGAAAAAGGAATTCTGACCGTATTGGATTTTCCCGCCCTTGAGGCCTGCTGCGAGGCCTACGGACAATACCGCCTGGCATATGAGGCGGTTTTCCGGCCGGTGGATCCGGAAACCGGAAAAAGAGGCAAGCGTACGCTCGCGAGATATATGAAAGGCCGCAATTCTCAAACGATGCCGGAATACACCGCCATGAACAAGGCATGGGCGACATTCAAGAGCTTTCTGACAGAGTTCGGCCTGACGCCGGCCTCAAGGACGAAGCTGGAAATCGCGGAACCGAAAGGCAAGGGAGAGGATCCGATGGAGAAGCTCTGGAATGAAGCGTAGATTTTTCGCTCTCTTTTTTTTCCTACTCTCAATGCTGGCGGCTGCCATGACTGAGTATACCGCCCAGAAGTACATCGATGATGTGATGTCCGGCAGGCAGGTGGTCTGCAAGTGGGTGCGCCTGGCTGCGGAGCGCCATCTGCGGGACCTGAAGCGGGCGGAAGAGGATCCGGATTTCCCGTACTACTTCGATGAGGCCGAAGCGAAGCGGGTTATCGACTTCACCCATCAGCTGCGCAACACGCAGGGTGAATGGGCGAATCCGAGGCTACACAATCCCCATATCCGGCTAGAGCCTTGGCAGCAGTTCATCGACTGGGTGATTTTCGGATGGCGCAAGAAAGAGGGCGGTTATCGGCGGTTCACCAAGGTCTATATCGAAGTAGGGCGCAAGAACGGCAAGACGGTGATGGCCGCGGCCACGGCCAACTACTGCTTTCTGGTCGACAGTCCCCGGGAGATCGGACCCGAGGTCTTCCATATCGCTACAAAGAAGGAGCAGGCCAGGGACAAACCCTGGAAAGAGGCGATGCTCCAGATCAAGAAGAATCCCTTCCTGAAATCGAAGACCAGGATCTACACGGGCAACCATACGGTAATCATCCCGGGAACGGCCGCTTTCATGAAGCCGCTGGGGAGGGACTCCTCCACCGAGGATGCCTGGAATCCCCATTTCGTGCTCGTCGACGAGTACCACGCCCATCCGGACAACGCGATGCTTGCGGTCATGCAGTCGGGCATCGTTGCGAGAAAACAACCTCTCTTATATATCATCACGACCGCCGGATTCGACAAGAACTCCCCCTGCTATCAGGAGGAGCACACCGTCGCGGAGCAGATCCTCGAGCGCCGGATCAATCCCGTTCCGGAGCACATTTTTTACATTATCTACACCCTGGATGAGAAGGACGACTGGACGGATCCGCAAGTCTGGATCAAGGCGAATCCGAACCTGGGCGTATCCATCGGCTGGGAGGAGCTGGAAAACGAGATCAAGGAAGCCCTGGTCTCTCCCCGCAAGCAAAACAGGGTGAAGACGAAAAACCTCAACATCTGGACCCAAGCGGAAAGCCGCTGGATTACGGCTGAAGACTGGGACGCCTGCGAATTTTCCGTAGATCCGGAAGAGCTCGTCGGCAGGAAATGCATCATGGGTCTTGACCTTTCTACCTCCAAAGACATCACGGCTGAGGTCCTCTGTTTCCCTCCAGTCGAAGAAGGTGAAAAATACAAATTTCTCTATCGGTTTTTCATTCCCGAAGAGAACATGATTGATCGGGAGCGCAAAGACAAGGTCCCATATTCCCTTTGGGTGGAGCAGGGTTTTGTCTTTGCCACTCCAGGTCCCACTATCAACGATGATTTCATCGAACAGCAGATCTTCAAGGATGCGGAGAAATACCAAATCGAGGAGATCGCCTTTGATCCCTGGAAGGCCCAGGTTTTTGTCAATCATCTGACGGACGAAGGTTTCACCATGGTGGAGATGCGCCAGGGATTTTATACCATGGCCGGCCCGACGGATACCTTCGAGCGCAAGGTTCTCGCCAAGGAAATCGCCCATGGAGGACATCCGGTCATGGCCTGGATGGTTTCCTGTACGGAAGTGAGAAGCGACAACAAAGGCAATTTCATCCCGATAAAGCCGAAACGTGAGGCAACGGGAAAACGCATCGACGGGGTTGTTGCCTCGATCATGTCTCTCGGCCGAGCGGCCCTGAAGATCGAAGGCGGATCCGATTTCGTGAACGAACCGACTCCACCGCCGGCGGCGGCCGGCATGAGAAGTATGGAGTTTTGATGAAATTGCCGAAAATCGATTTCAAATCACTGATCCCTCCAATTTTCATGCAGAAACGGGCCAAACATAGCCGGGAAGTCGGCATAGCCGGCAACACCGGACATTGGGGATATGCCGATACGGGCGAATATCTCGCAAAGCTCGATGGCGCGGCAGGCCGGATTGTCTTCGACAAGATGCGGCGCAACGATCACCAGGTCAAATCGGTTTTGAGTGCCATCACGCTGCCGATCCGGCAAGCCGACTACTACATGGAGCCTGGAAGCGAAGAGGAGGAGGACGTAAAGATCGCCAAGATCTTAGAAAAGGCGCTTCTCGAGGGAATGACGATCACCTGGGATGACACGGTGCGTCACGCTCTGCTGATGCTCCCTTTCGGCTTCTCCGCCCTCGAGAAGGTCTACGAATACCGCGACGGCCTGATTCTTCCCCGGAAGCTGGATCCCCGGCTGCCGCAGTCGGTAATCAAGTGGAAATACGACGAGGAAAACCGGCGGCTGACCCACATGGTCCAGCAGAACACGGATTGGAATGAGATCGAAATCCCGATCGAGAAGCTGCTCATCTTCACAACGGAAAAGGAAGGAGACAATTGGGAAGGAATCCCGATCCTTCGGTCGGCGTACAAGGGATGGTACGTCAAAGACACCCTGGAGAAGATCAACGCTATTGCGCATGACCGCTGGGGCGTGGGGATTCCGGAGATGACGGTTCCCAAAGGAGTGGTACGCGGATCGACGCAGTGGAACGAAGTTGATAAATTGCTTCAGGATGTTCACGCCAATGAAAAAGGCTACATCCTGAAAAATGAAGGCTATGTCTTCGAAGTAAGAGGCGGGAAAACCGGAGAAGGGACCGATGTCCTGAGCTCCATCAAGTACTACGACGAGGCGATCGCCAAGGCGATGCTGGCGCTGCACATCAACCTCGGGACCGCGAAAACCGGAAACAGGGCTCTCGGGCAGACGTTTTTCGATGCTTTTCTGATGGCTACCCAGGCCTGGGCTGACTACATCGCCGAGGTGATCAACCGGTTCTGCGTCCGCGAGCTCGTGGATCTGAACTGGAGCGTTGAGAGCTATCCCAAATTCAAGGTCAAGCGGATCCAGAGCCTGGCCCTCGAGGCCATCGGTTATCTGGTGCAGACCGGTGCGCTGAAATGGAGCGAGGTGCTGGAGAACGATCTCCGAAAGATGCTGCGAATGCCAGAACGGGATTCTGAAGAAGAGGAAGAAAAGAGCGAGGAGGAAAAAGAAAATGCCGTATCCGAATGAACATTCTTGCCGGCTCAAGCCGCCCAACTACAAAAGATACGCCCGCAAGAACTGCTACAAGAAGCATGAGGGGAAATGCATCGACTATGTCTTCGGGATCATCAGCAAAGACAAGAGCGAGCTACAGTCCTTGAGATATAAGAAGGACATATGGAGCAAAGAGGCGGCCCGCAAGCACTGCAAAGACGAGGGAGGGACGTTCGAGCCAGCGGAAGAAGAAAAGAAAAGCTGGTATGAGATGACGGTGAACAAGAAAGACGAGGCGGCCGAGATCTCGATCTTCAACGAGATCGGTGGGATATTTGGAATCAGTGTTGATCAATTCAAGAAAGATTTCGATGCCATCAAAAACAACAAAAAGATCAAACTTCTTCTGAACTCTCCCGGCGGCAGCGTCTTTGATGGCATGGCGATCTACAATATTCTGGCAGCCTACAAGAGCAAGATCAACGTCGAGGTCATGGGGATCGCTGCCTCCATTGCCTCCGTCATCGCCCTGTCCGGTGAGGAGCTGACCATGGGCGAAGGATCGTACCTGATGATCCACGATCCGATGGGATTGTGCGTTGGAACCGCCGAGGATATGAGGAAGGTTGCCGAGGTTCTTGAAAAGATCGCCGGCCAGATAGCAAACATCTACACCAATAACTCGAATCTGGACAAGGACGAAGTGCTTCAGAAGATGAAGGACGAGACCTGGTTCACCGCAGATGAGGCGGTGGAAGCCGGGTTTGCGGACAACATCGTGAATCACGGCAAACCAAAGGCCATAGCTTTCGACATCGACAAGTATGGTTATGCCCACGTACCTGAAGAAATCCAAAAACGCGCAGAACAGTTCAGAGCACAGCAGGCTGCGTTTGAAGAGGCAAAGATCGAAACGGATACTGTCGAAACGGCCAAGATCGCGGCGCATGGTTTGACCGCGACGATGATCGGAACAGAAAATGACTCCGTCTCTGAGGGCGGAGAATTTGAAGAAGTAGGAGGGGAAGAGTTGAAAACTCTAACAGTTATCCTCGCAGCCCTTTACGCACTCAGCGACGAGGAAAGGGCAAAGGCGACTGAAGAGGACAAGAAGCAGGTCGCCGAGATCTTCGGTTTCGACGAGCTTGAGAAGAAGAATACCGAGCTCGCCGAAAGCATGAAAGATCTTCAGCAAAAGGATGGGTTGAAGGACGATAAAATTGTCCTGTTGCTCAATGAAAAACAGGAACTTGCGAAAGAGCTCACCGATCTGAAGGCGAAGAACGCCCAAACGGAAAAACATCAAATCATCGAGAAGGCTCTTTCGGAAGGAAAGATCACCCCGAAGAACCGGTCCCGCTGGGAGGAAACCTTCGACAAGGATCCGGAAGGAACCAAAAAGCTCCTGGCCGAACAGGAGCCGGTCGTGGACTTCAATGTCTACGGAACCGGCGCAGGTGGTGATGAAGCATCCCTGAGCCAGGAGGAAAAGGAGAAGTTCGAAAAAGCCGGGCTCAGCGAGGAAGAAGTCAAGAAGTACGGCCCGAAGGCCGGGAAGGAGAAATAGAGTATGGCTCTTGCAAAGGATCGTGGATACTCAACCTCGGGTCTGACCGAGGTCCTGCATGGGAAGCTCACTGCGAGCGTTACCTACTACAAGAGCGGGATCGTCGCGTTCGACCCGACATCAGGGCTCGTGGTCAAGGCCGCCGACACGGCCGGCTTCACGCCCGTGGGCGTGTTGAAGAAGGGCGCCGTGGTCGGATCGGGAGAAAACCCGGACTGCGAGATCGAAACCGGGAAGATCTGGCTACCGATGTCCGGAGCAGCCCAAGGGGACGTGGGCGACTACGTCTACGCCACGGACGACGATACCATCGCCAAGACCGCATCAAATGCGAATCCGTGCGGCAAGGCGGTGGATTTCAAGACCGGATATCTGCTCGTTGATTTCCGGTACGGACTTCCCAAGACGGCCCTAGCGTAAACAGGGCCCCGGATTAAACAGGAAGGAGAATTGATATGTTAACAGCAACCCAGATCGTCGCTGCCCAGAAGGTCATGCAGACGATCTTTAACCAGGCCATGGCCGAGCTGGTACAGACCAACCCCTATGCGGCCCTGGCCCAGCTCGCCACGGAGATCAAATCCACCGGGGCGGAGGAGGATTACCGCTGGCTCGGTGCCATGCCGCTCTTCGCGGAATGGTTCGGGGATCTCACCGTGGAGGACCTCGAAGAGTACGAGTACACGCTGAAAAACAAACACTTCGCCGCGGCGGTGGGAGTCGACCGGGACGAAATCGAGGATGACAAGTGGAACCTGATCAAGCCGCGCATTCAGGGGCTCGCCGTTCGGGCGCAGCAGCACCGAGGGAAGCTGATCGAGGACCTCATCCTCAACGGCACGACCTATCTCGCCTTCGACGGCGTCGCCTTTTTCAGCGATGCGACAGGATCTCGAGTCAACGATAACCTGCTCGCCGGCACGATCTCGGAAGCCACTCCGACGATCGCCCAGGTCGAAGCGGACATCGACACCGTGCGCCAGGCGATGATGCAGTTCAAGGATGACAAGAGCGAGGTCATCGGCATCACCCCGACCGTTTTCGCCGTGCATCCGAAGCTGGAGAGGCTGTTCCGCACAGTGATGCGCTCAAGCGCCGATCCCGGCACCAGCAATGCCGGCGCCTACAATCCGTTCGCCGAATGGATGAAGGGCATCGTCGTGCTTCCGAGCGCGAGCGATGTGAACGACTTCTACGGCTTCTGCATCGACTATCCGATCAAGCCCTACGTCTGGCAGACCCGCCAGGGAGTGGAGACGGAGCTCGTGGAGCAGAAGCTCAACCGCAAGCAGATCTTCAAGGGCGATTACCGGGCGAACGCTGGGCTCACTCTGCCGGTTCTGGCAGCGAAGGTCGTCTCCAGCGAAGCCTAAGGCGTAGCCTGCGAGAAAAATTACGGGTGGGCCTCCGGGCCCACCCATTACTAAGGAGAAGTCTCATGAAAGTGAAACTAGTGAAAATCCGGTACATCGGCGGCCCGAAGCCAGGCTTCGAGCATGTGATGAAGGAAGAGCTCGCCCTTGTGCTGGAGAGGCGCGGGCAGATCGAGATCGTCAAAACACCGGGAAGAAAAGCGAAAACCGGAAAAGAAAAAGAAATCGAGCAGCCCGAAGAAATATCCGAAGGCGAAGAATCCGAGAAGGAGTAAATCCGAATGGCGGATTACTGCACCAAGGATGACGTGATCCGTGAGCTTCCGAACTTCGAGATCGATGGGAGTACGAAGCCATCCGATACCGAAGTGACCCAATTCTGTTCCGATATCACAGCGGAGATGGACGCCCGGATGCGGGCGGTGGGGATTACGATTCCGGTCGACGATGAGGATCTCCTGAAGGTCCTCAAGCCGATCGCCATCAACGGCGTGAAGGCGAAAGTTCTGCGGGCGAAACAACTCGAGGAAGGGGACGAGGAGCTGGCGGCAACCTTTGAAGAGCTCTACCAGGGAGCTCTGGAGCGCATCGAGCGCCGGCCTTCGATCCTGCGGGAGGAGGATTCACCTGGTCAGCCGCAAGGAACGGAGCGGGAGGACGATGATATCCGGTTCACCCGGACCGGCGAGGAGTGGTAGGAGCTGAATGGAAGATACACTTGCTGGGATCAAGGCCTACTTCGAATCGGATCTGTCGGCGGAGCTCACGGCCATTGGTACGGAGCGGGGAGTGACCGTTCCACAATGGAAACTCCTGGACACGGCAAGGATCAAAGATCCGCAATATCCGAAGATTGAGCTCATTCCTCGGATCATCGAATATGAGTACGGCGACGAGGATGAGCCTTTTTATGAACCGCTAGAATATCACAACGCCGCAGCTGTCATAACTCAGGTCGGATCGGAGTACAAGGACGTGCAGAATGATCTCCTGCGGTACGTGGAGGGGATCCGGAGGATCACGAACAAGGATATCTCCTACGGCGAACGGTTCAATTGGGTGCGGATGGCCGGGATGAACACGGCCGCAATGCCGGAGGCGCAGAAGGACGGGAAGCTCCTGCAGCGGGTGACGGTGGAATTCAAGGTAAGGGTGATTCGATAATGCAGGGAACGATTACGGTTCATGGAGATGAGCAGCTGATCAGCGATCTGAAGCGGTTCGGATCTGATTTCCCGAAAGTGTTGAATACCATGCTCCGCTATTCTGCCAATAAGTTTAGAAGCCATGTGAAGAAAAAATATTTGAGCGGCCAGATGCTCGGCAAAAGAACAGGCAAAACACAGAAGGATATCAAAGTAAAAAGGATAAGAGGCCGTCCCCATGCTTATATCGTGCCGCAGCCAAGACTGGCGAATATCTATGAGCATCACGGAGGCGCGATCATCAAGCCGAAAACGAAGAAGTCCCTTCGTTTTCAGATAGGCGGAAAGGAAGTACATGCGAAACAGGTACAGCTGCGCCGGCGTCCATTCTGGAGCATGGGTATCGCCACTTTTAATTTCAGCCGGTCTACGGACGAAGCCGTGAGCAAAATCTTGGATCGGGAGCTTCGAAAACGAGGCTTCACATAATTTATAGAACATAGGGAGGAAACTATGCCCAGTGTAAACAATATCAAGTTGACGATCGGAGGGCCGGAATCGACCCCCGGAGATCCCGTAGCGCGGACCCATGTGATTCCCGTGCGCGGGCTGCCCGGGCTGGACAAGGCCGCCGAGCGGGCGGAGGATCCGGCCATCACCGGAGAGAATATGGCGGTCGGCGAGTATTTCATGGCCGATTCGGTAGGCGGGGGGATCCCGCTGGCGGTGAGGCCGTGCGCTGGAATCGGGAAGCTGCTGAAATCATGCCTCGGGACCGAGGCTACGCCCGTGCAAGTGGCGGCTTGCATCCGGATCCGGTACAAGGGAACGGAAGCAAGCTGCAAGCTCGTCGCCAATACCACAGCAGATACGCTTGCTTCTTCCATC